TGCTACAAGTGCAGCAACAACTGGACCAAATTCTAACACAGTTGATGTGGCTGGAACTTGGACAGAAGTCACAAGCATTACTGCAAGTGGAGCTATCACAACAGATATTTCTGCTGGAGTAAAATCAGGAGCTATTACAGGAACTATTTTTGCTGGCAGAACTAGAGTCAGAAGTATGACTGGAGTTGCTGGTGGCGGAGCAGGATTTATTGTTATTAAAAATGGCTCAGCAACATCAGGTCAAAGCAGACTTGTTGTAAATACAGACAGCGGATCAACAATTGATCCATATATTTCTGACGATGGAATTTTATGTGAAGATGGCGCATATTTTGCATACGGTGGAACTGCAGTAGTAGGATTATCAATACAGTTTGACGGGTAGGTTTAAATGGCTAATACAACTTCAGGTTCTTATACTTTTGATAAGAACTTAGGCATTGATGAAATAATTGAAGATGCTTACGAACGTATTGGCATTCAAGGTGTATCCGGTTATCAATTAAAAACTGCTAAAAGATCTTTAAACATTTTATTTTCTGAATGGGGAAATAGAGGTTTACAATTTTGGGAAGTAAAAAATCAAAACGTAACTTTAGTAAACGGCCAAGCAGTATATACTTTTTTTAGATCTACTGCTGATGGTGTATCTGATGGTGTAAGCACTACACTTAGTGCAGGAATAAATGCAGCAGTTACAACTATTCCCTTGACCGCGATCACGGGTTTTCCAACAGCAGGTACTTTAACTATTGGCACAGAAGATATTACTTACACAGGAATTTCTAGTTTAAATTTAACAGGATGTGTTAGAGGAGTTAACGGTACAACAGCCGCTACTCACACTACTGGTGATGCAGTTGCACAGTCTCCAAGAGGCATGACTGATATTCAAGAAGCAAATTATAGAGTGGATACTACAAGTGTTGATACTCCTTTAACAAGAATTAGTAGATCTCAGTATCAAGCATTTTCTAATAAAACAGATTTAGGTTTACCAACTCAATACTGGGTCCAAAGATTTGTAGATAAAGTTACAATGACTTTATATTTAACACCAGGAAGCTCACAAGCAGGAGACTTTATAAATTTTTATTACACAAAAAGAATTGATGATGTAGGAGCATACACAAATGCAACAGATGTACCATACAGATTTGTGCCTTGTATGATAATGGGTTTATCTTATTATCTAGCTTTAAAATATGCACCGCAAAGAGTACAAGAATTAAAATTATTATACGAAGATGAATTAAAAAGAGCTGAGTCTGAAGATGGTTCTTCTAACTCAACTTACATATCACCTAAAATATATTTTCCAGGGGTTGCCTAATGTCTAATTTTGCACAAGGTAAATTTGCATTAGCGATATCAGATAGATCAGGTATGGCTTTTCCATATAATGAAATGGTTAAAGAATGGAACGGTGCATTAGTACATATAAGTGAGTATGAACCTAAGCAACCACAACTACAACCTAAACCAACTAATGCAGATCCACAAGCTTTACAAAGAGCAAGACCTGCAAGAACAGAATTTGCAACAGAAGATTTTTTACCAAATAATCCTTTTCAACTTAGTTCTACTTATCTCGTTCCTACACAAACAGCACTTAGTGTTAATGCAGCGAATAGTGATTTAGTAAATGGAGATTATGTTAGATTTAGAAATGTTAAAACTCCTTTACTTGAAGCTGACGGATCTGTTTATTACAAGGTGGTAGAGTTAGAACTAGCCACAACTTTAACTAATGCAATAAATGCAACGGATACATTAATTACGTTAGATGATATGCCGACTGTTACTACGTTGGGTAATACATGGCCTGCTTCAGGTTTTATGATAATTGAAAAAGTTAATAGTGAAACAGGTATGTTTGAAAACGAAGTAATTGAATATACTGGAGGAAGAACAACCGATAATATTTTTAATGTGGTTTCAAGAGGTACTTCAGCTCCTTATAGAGGAGTTAGTCCTGAAAAAACAAAAGCAAGTTCTCATCCAATAGGAGCTAAAGTATTTGGTTCTAGACCTGTTACAATGGTACAAACTACTTCAGTTAATGACGCTAACACAACTGTTACAGAAGAAAATAGTTATTTAGTTCCAGCTCTTGCTATAGGTATGGATTTTGTAGCTGGCACACATTTAGCAGGTGGTGGTTTGCAGTGTACATACGGCCCAATAAATGATAGAGCTTAATTATGGCAACAAGTTATTCATATACAACATTAACAACAGCAATTAGAGCTTACACAGAAGTAGATAATGATCCTTCTGTTACAGCTGTTGTATTAACTCAGACTGTCATTGATGAATTTATTATGGCTGCAGAGCATAGAATTAATACTGAATTACCTATGGACTCAGACAGAAAAGTTCAAGAAGGTACTTTAGTTGCAGACGACAATACAATTAATTCACCAGCAGGAGCTTTGTTTATAAGAGGTGTAGAAGTATTTAATACTGCTAACACTACTGAAGAAGGAACTTGGTTAGAAAAAAAAGATCAAACATATTTAACAGAATATGTAGGAAAATTAACAGGACCACAAGGTGATTTAACCGGACAAGATGTTACAGGATTTCCTAAGTATTATGCAATGTTTGGCGGTGCTACAGGTCTTACAGATACGACATCTGGAGGAATGTATTTTGCCCCTACACCAGACGCAAATTATAGATACAGAGTATATTTTAATAAAATGCCAGTAGGACTTGGTACAGGTAGTGGAGGTAATTCACATACTTACCTTAGTAATTATATGCCGCAAATCTTATTATATGCTTGTTTGGTAGAAGCATATGGATTCTTAAAAGGTCCAATGGATATGTTGACATTATATGAAAATAAATATAAAACAGGCATACAACAGTTTGCAGGAATGCAAATTGGGAGAAGAAGACGAGACGATTATACTGATGGTACAGTTAGAATACAAGTCAAGTCACCTTCACCATAAAAAAATTAGGAGATAAAAATTATGACAATCGCATCAGCAGTATGTTCAAGTTTTAAAAAAGAATTGTTACAAGGGTATCATGACTTTGATGCTAACGGATCAGGTGGAGACACTTTTAAAATAGCTTTATATACAAGTGGCGCAACTTTAAATGCAACCACTACAGTCTATTCAACAAACCCAGGTGGCGGATCAAACACTGAAGTTGCTAATGGTAATGGATACACGACAGCAGGAAACACACTTGTAAATACTGGTGTAGGTTTAACTTCTACTACTGCATTTACAGATTTTTCTGACACGTCTTGGACATCAGCATCTTTTACAGCTAACGGTTGTTTAATTTACAACACACAAGCTAACGGTGGATCAGGCACTACAAATGCTGTATGTGCTGTAGCTTTTGGTGGAGACAAAACTGTTTCTTCAGGAACTTTTACAATCCAATTTCCAACTAACGACGCATCATCTGCTATTCTGAGACTAACAGCATAGGGAGGTAATTCCTTATGGCTAATACTTGGGGAGAATCCGGTAGCACCTGGTCCCAGGGTGATTGGGGACAACAAAACGTTACAACAGTTCCTGTTTCAACAAGTTTTCCCGTACCTGTTTCTTATAATTCGAGTGAAGTAATTGGTTCGCCTGACAGAGGTTGGGGTGCTGATGCTTGGAGTAATGGAGAATGGGGAGAACTTAACGATGACACTGCAATTCTTACAGGTTTATCTTTTAGTGCAGAAATTGGTACAGCAACAGGTTCATCTGAACAAGGTTGGGGTAGAGATGCATATGGTTTAGAACCATGGGGAGAAAGTAATAGTCCTACCGTTGCACTTACTGGTCTTAGTATAACTTCAGAGTTAGGTGAATTACCTTATGCACAATCTGAATCAGGTTGGGGTAGAGATGAATGGAGTACAGGTAACTGGGGACAAAATACTACAACCGTTTTAATAGATGGTTTATCAATGTCAGCTTCTCTAGGACCAGATGGTTGGGGGGTAAACTCATTTGGCGATGGACAATGGGGAGGAGAATTTACATTTAAACCTGAAAGTATAATTGTACCAACTGGTCAAACTTTATCTGCTGCATTAGGATCAGCAACAATTGGTAGACTAGATATGATATTTAGTATTTCTTCACCTGGAACAATAGGTGTAGGTCTAGGAACTCCAAGTATAAATAATGGTGCAGATCACCAACAAGGTTTAGCAAGTTTTGCGGTACCTGCTGCAATAGGATCAGTAGTAGCTTTACCAAATACAATTGCAGAATTAACTGGTTTAGAATTTTCTGCACCAAATCCATCAAATATTTCACCGACTTCAGTTGAGTTAGTTAATATAACTGGAGTAGTTTTAAAAGGTGCAGTAGGATCAACTACTACAGATGCTATGAGAGTTGGTCTAAGTGGCGTAACTTTTGCAGCAGATGAAGGTACAATAAGTCCAACAAACATGACTGTAGGATTGACAGGACTATCGTTTACTGGTAGTTTACAGACTGTAGGTTTTGGTCAAATTGGATATCAAGATGTTGACATCACAGGTAATACATCGTATACAGACGTTAACCACGCAGCTTAATAGGAGAACAAAATTATGGCATCAACTTATACGGATCTCGGTCTAGAATTAATGGCAACCGGCGAAAACGCTGGACAATGGGGAGATAAAACTAACGCTAACTTAAGTTTAATTGAACAATTAACTGGCGGTGTTAATTCTCAAGCTGTAACTGATTCAGGTACACCAACTGCTTTAACAATAGCAGATGGTGCTTTAACAGGAACTGCTCAACACAGAGTTATAGAATTATCAGGATCTATTACTGGAAACAGAGTTGTAACTTTTCCTTTACTTACAGAAAATTTTTATTTTATTAAAAACGGAACATCTGGTGCATACACAGTACAGTTAAAAGCTGTATCTGGTTCAGGTGCAACAGTTACTTTTGGAGCAACTGACAAAGGATATAAAATTATTTATCTTGATGGTGTTGCAACTAACACTGGTGTTATTGAAGTCCCACTAGGAGATGCTAATGAAGTAACTCTTACTGGAACACAAACTTTAACAAACAAAACTTTAACAGCACCTAAAATTGGAACTTCAATTTTAGATACTAATGGTAATGAGTTATTAATTTTAACGGCTACAGGTTCAGCAGTTAATGAACTTACACTAGCTAACGCTTCTACAGGGAATGCCCCCACTATAACGGCTTCTGGAGAAACTAACGTAAGTATTAATCTAGTTCCAAAAGGGACTGGTCAAGTACAAATTAATGGCAATACAGCATCAACAGTCGGAAAAGCTATTGCAATGGCATTAGTTTTCGGATAAAAGATTAACAGGAGAAAATAAATTATGGCAAACCCAAATCTAGTAAATGTAACATCGATCACAGGTGAATCGGTACAAGCGGCTTTAACTACTACTCTTACTACAGAGATTTTAGCAGCAGCATCAGACACACTTGTAAAAG